CTCCAAGACTGTCATTTTAATTAGTGTTTTTCTCCCACCGTTACCAATTGTCCCCCAATGTCATTCGGCCCAATTCATTTCTCACCATCCTTTATTTCTTCAACTGTAATTTTCCAGCTCATACTTGTTTCTGGAAGGTCAGGGAATATTGAGTGCAGATTATTTCCTTTGCAATTTGGGCAGAAACATTTACGGACTCCGCCAACAACACCAATAGTCATAGGGTGTTCAAAAACGGAATTGCAATCTTTGCACCCTGTCGGAAAAATATTCATCCCATACCCCCCACATTAATTAACTGCATAAAAAAACACCCGTGAAGGTGTTTAATTAATGATATTCTTTTGTTTTCAGTTATTTTCTCTTATAAATTTTTCCGCCTTTTCTTTGGTAAACGATGTTGCATACGGAAAGTCATAAGCTCTAGATATCTTTTGGGAATTGTAATTGATGGGCATATTGGTGAATACTGTTATTTGTGCATCCTCTGTCCATTTCACCCAAAACCCCATTCTCTTTAAAGTGGCAACCAACATTTCTTTTATTGCTCTGTTTTGGGTTGCTTTCTTTATGCCACTGCTCATGCCTTTCTTCCTTTCATTACTTTAAGCAAATAGGCTGCTGCACGTTCCCCTTCTTCCTGTGTCACTTCTTCAACCATTAGAGTATCCCCATTCATAAACGCCCTAATAACATCATGGTTTAAATGCCACTTGCCATCCCGCTGTAATACTTCCAGATACAAAGGGTTGTCTTTCGGTGCGCGATAAACTGCTGATGGTTTCTCTTTTGTGTATCCTTCCGCCACATATACATGGTATTTATACTTTCCCATAAAACAGACCCCCTCCTTTTATTGTTTGCATTTCTCCTTTCTATTAATATTATACAATCGTAGTTGATATTATTTAGGGCAAAGTCAAAGAGCCTGTTGGTTGGGAAACTGTCTGCCACAATTCATGTAATATCCCTGTATATTTTTTAATTTCTTCTGGGTCCGTGGTCACTCTCATTTTTTCATAAATGGCATGGCTGTATCTTTCTTTCACTTCAATGCTCCTGGTGGTATGGAACTGCACTTCCATTTTCTGTCCTTTGTAAATCCAGTTGGTATTGATTCCTCTGTAGTCATTGCTTGACCAATAATTCTTAAACTTATATTGAGTAAAGCCTGCTTCTTCCATTTGCTTGACAATTTGTGATACAGCTTTTGAATAATTTCCTTCATCCATGACATAAGTGTATCTAAGGGCATCACCAATATCATTAGCAGCTTCTTTGTGGGTCAACCCTTTTGCTGTTACATTGCTTTCAATTTTCCTGGTAAGGGACCCTTCCCCTTTTATTCGGAAGTCAAGCCCTTCCATCCGTGCCCCTGTGGCATGCCCAATTTCTTTAAGCCTGCTTGTAACAGTGGGCTCAACTTGGTTTGCCTTTTTAAGCAAATGCTGCGCCAATCTATTTGCTGGGGACATTCTTGGCAACGGCCCTTTATAAAACATAGGCCACCCTTTTGCTTTGGCATAATCCGGGTAAGTTGTATATGGAATTATACCGTCTCCTCTTGCCCTTCTGACTTCTGGTTCATACCCTCTGATAACCCCAATCACATCACAACGGCAATAAATGTCTTCTGCAGCTACTCCTGTCAAACCGGGACCATCTACTTCCCCAACACCGGGCATATTGAATTTGTCTTTTTCGTTTGCCCTTTCCCCATCCATGGCACGGTGGTTGTCACGTGTTACCTCGTCCAAAGTGGAAACCCATACATTAACCATATCCACGCCTTTTGCTTTTGCATGTGCTAAACTGTCTAAGCGTCCTTGGATATGGGTACGGTGCATTTCCGTACTGGCAATCCTAGCTGCATTTGTAGCACCTATATCTAATCTTTTCTTTAATGCCCTTGCTGCGTCTTGATAACTTTGCCCGCGAATTAAACTTTGTGTGAGTTCCCCTTTAATTTGTGACTTCAGTAATTCCTGATTACGGCTGTTCCTAATAAGGAAGCCTAAACTGTCTTTCCTAATCCCTGCTCCATACTTATCTAAGGGATTATCAATAGCTCTTTGAATAGTGTTAGGATTCAGCAAGCCAAAACTGAGCTTGGCCTGCACTTCACTTTCAATGGCAAACGCTGTGCGGTAAAATGATTCCTGGTATACCTGTCCTACGCTGCTTTTCAACTTAACTGCATTTGATGCAGTGATTTTGTCAATATGTGCGAATATATTCTGCTCCAAACTTTCGAGCCGTTTATATTTCGCCATTTCAGCGTAAGTTAATTGCCCGCCCAATGTTCTGCTTGCTGCGTATTTTTCATACGCCTTTGCCAAGTCAGCCCTAATGGATTTCAGGGCGATAGCATACTCCCGGACAATAGCTGATTCTTTCTGTGTGATTAACCTACCAATAATCTCATCAACACGTTTTTGTTCAGAAATGAAATCCGCCATTATTCATCTTCCTCAGAGTCCGCCTTTTCTTCTGGTAGTTCCGCCTCTTCTGTTTCTTCTTCTTCAGTGTTTATTTTATCCAAATCAATAACAGCTTCATTCTGCTCTTCAATGCGCTCCAATTCTTCCTGCGGGTCTTCCACAAACGGAAGTTGTCCAAGCAATGTCAAATCACTAACAATGCCTTTCAGCTTGCCTACCATTTCAGCAATTTCTGGTACGTTCTGTGGCATATTCCTGCTAAAGGTAATATCAATATCCCGCCAATCCCAATTCTTACCAGCCGTATTTAAAATATTAGTGATAAGCTCAATCCGTCTTTGCAACGCCCTTTTAAATTTCCGTTCTTTCATACTAGCAACCTGTTCCATACCCCATATCTTATAAGAAATAGCAACCCCGGATATATTGCCACTAAAACTCTCATCTGTCAAGTCTGGTGTTTTACTTAATGTATGGATATCCTCTCTTAATCTATCTTTATAGTTTTCTACAGCTACATCATTAATCTGTTTAATCAGCCAATCAGCTTCACACTCTTTATCAGGTAATGCAATGGTGCGCTTTTCCTTCATTTGTGCAATGTCTTTAGCATCAAATTCTATGCCTGTCAACTTCAAGTAAGCATCAGTAAAATACTCATTGTCATTAGCTGTATCTGACTGAGCTAAGTTATAAGCGTCAATTAAAGTAAGAACCCCTTCAAAATCACCCATCAATTCTTTGTTGTTTGGGTATGCAATTACAGGGACACCATTGAAAAAATGTTCTTTCCTGTCACGCTCTACCAAAGATTTGATATCATCTTCCGTTACCATTTCATAAGTGATAACTTCTGTATTTGTATACACATCATAAAAATGTTTTACTTCTCCGTCTAAATTGTCAATCTCATAAATACGAACAGCTAACAATGGTTCAGAAGCCACATCATCTGTTTCAACATAAATGACGTTCTCTTTAGGTAATTCAGCGAATCTTATCATTGAGTCATCATCTACATATAACAGTTCATAAGCGCAGCCTTTAATAGATTGGGATTTGCCAAGTTCTGCATCATGGTCCTGTGCGTCATTGTAATCCAATATATCAACCAAAGCTTCTTGATAAGTTGTTTCGTCTGCTGTGTATGTAACAGGCCTCCCCATAAAATAACCAGAATGTGTATCTGTAATGTATGCAGCTAAATTGTGGACAAGCCTATTATTTGGTTTGGTAGTATCAGCCATAGACCTTTTTAAAATATCATGCTCCCCTTCATAATATGCCTGAAGTTTTCCGGCATGGGACTGGATGGTGGAATACTTCTCAATCAAATACTGCACAACTTTTTTCATGTCCACCATTTGCAGTTGTTCTGGGTCAATTTTTAATATCTTTGACATAATACAATAATCCCCCTTTACAAACCAAAAGCATGTTTACTGCCAGTACCCATTTTCCTGCCGAAAGCAAACTCCGCCATCATCGTAGTTCCATCTGCAGCATCATCATGGTCTACCTTTCCGTTTTTCGGGTAGTGAGTTAATTCATACAAATACTTTTTATACTCCGGGTGATTTTCAATTGACGCATCATCTAAGAAATAAAAATTCCCTTTGATGTCCCCAGACTTCATAATTATCCTGGTGTGTTTATTTGTGGCTGTATGTTTCCATGTAATAACAGTCCTGCCCTGTTTCAATTCTCTGACTTTCTGGGCATATCCTTTACCACCATTATTACTTTCAAAACGTGAACGGTCTACATTATACTTATCCAACATTGCAGCAACCATTGGCTGAGTAACTTCTATAGGGTCCTGTGTAAATATAACATCCACCACATAAACATCTTGCCCATATAAAAAGCCAACAGGGTGACATAAAGAATCATCCCCCTCATCAGCTGTATCACATACACTAACAACTCCATCTGGTTCCGTATCTGCTATCTGTGACATTTTAAATCTTTTTAATTCACTAACAGGAAACAAAAGTCCTTCTTTAGGAGTGGGATTCTGCTGATAAAGACTATCGAACACAATCGAATTGTTTTTGCGTATCTTCTCAAGTTTTTCTAAGGAATGCTGTTGCGGCCAAAGTGGCTCTCCTATTTCCC